AGGCAAAAAGAAAAGCAACAAAACAAGGAAAGCAGTTCGCAAAACAACCAAAGAACATAGCAAAGAAGACGAGAGCCTATAGGAGGGTATCATGAAGAACGATAAAAAATTTAATGGTAATTCAGATAACAGAAACAATAGAACACAAAATTTTGATTTAGGAATGGCATCTGTGAAAGCAGGGCAGGATAATAATCCTGCAGTGACTAGAGCAGATATAATTGTAAAGGCAAAAGAAAATGCCAATAAAAAAGGGAGGGCATAATGGACTATTTAAAAAATATTTGGATTGATGTCAAAGGGTGGAGCAAAAAGAAAAAAATGTTTGCTTGTGCCGTTGTGGCAATCATTATTATTGCACTAATACAAGGAGCATAAAATGGGAGACGATGTAAAGAAAAATCAAAAAGAATATACTGCTAAAGCTATGTATAAAGAAATGGAAAAAAGATATAGCCCAGGGTCTACAAGCGTAAGTGGTAATTACACTTTTAAACATTTAGGACACGAAATAATAAAGTTTGACGGCTACACCAGAGGGAAGTAATGGCAAAGTCCGATGCCGAAAAGAAAAAAGATTTTTTAAAGAAGCACGGATTAAAAAGATTTAATGTTTGTGTCATACGCACTGAAGGTAATAAGAAAGGTAAGGTTGGTATACTCGTTAACGGGAAGCCCAAGCTTATTCGCTTCGGTGACGCTTCTATGGGTCACAACTATTCCCCAGAAGCTAGGAAGTCTTTTAAATCACGCCATGCAAAAAATATTGCAAAAGGTCCGACAAGTGCTGCGTACTGGGCAAACAAATGTCTATGGGCAGGTAAAGGCGGTTCGAAGAAAAGCCCTCCTAAAAGTCAAAAAGTTGTTAGAGGAACCCGAAGTTAAACTGAGCGGAAGAGTTTATAAAGCTGTTAAAGATAAAGAGACAGTGGAGTTAATAAAAGAAAGAGATTAATTGGCATATTTAAATCATAACCTACCTCCCTTTAGTGCCTACATTAGAAATGAATATTTATACGACCATGAAAAGGGACATGGTGAATATACATTTGCCGATGTGCATACAGTTAATAGTTTAGAAAGAAGAGCATTATTATTTGAATGTTTATTACCGAATGGAGTAAACTGGACAAGAAGACCTATCCATGCTTTTTGTTGGAAGAAGGATGCACCGAAACATAATTTAAATATCCATCAGTATTGGGATTGCTTTTCACCTTATGTGGATGTACAGAAAAGAAATAGATTAGCAAACTGCAGAGCAGAACTTGTAGATTACAAAGGTGTTAAAAGAAAAGGCACATACATGTTTACGATAGACTGGGCATGGGAAAATAAAGCAGGGATGTTAGATACAAACTTTAGCGAAGACCCTGAACATAAATGTGCTCACATGTTTAGAATGGATGATGGAAACTTTTTTGCTTATCCCAACAATAGAACGATTTGGTATGACGATGCTTTCATGGAAGAAAGATTAACAAAAAATCCAGGATATAAGATAGACCAAAACTTTTATACAGTAGAGAATACAAGAGAGGAAGATACGACAACTGACGATTCATACATGACTCAGTTTGAACGCCCTTAGTGAAAATATTCTTTGACCATATTACGGGCAAACTAACGAACTATGATTTTCTATACTCTCTCGCTCTAGCTAAGTTTGAAGAAAGAGAATACTGTCAAGCTTTTGAAAATGGTTGGATACCCTTATCATGGTACTATACCAAGCTAGATGGACTGACTTGGATTAATGCTAGGAATACAAGATTACTATTAAGTAAATTTACATTTAGTAAAAAACAAAGAAAGACATTACGAAAGAAAGATATAAGAGTAGAGATACACGATAAACTAGATGATAATCTTTTTGAAACTATCTCCGATATATTTAAAAAATATGTTCGATATAAAAACTTTCATGAAAAAGATTACGAAGAAGACAGTGAAGTTTTTGAAAAAGAAGATTACATTGATTGGAAATATTTTATTTATTATTACAAAGATAAACCAACAGCGTTTACAGAATTAAAAGTTTTCAAAGGCAAGTATGTTCTAACAGGCCAGTTTGCTTGGGATTATCAATATCCAAAATTAGGTATGGGAACGTATGCAACTTTATACGAGATAGACTGGTCTATCAAAAACAAATGTAAGAAATATTACTTGTCCTATGGTTATGAAAAAACAAGCACATACAAATCAAGGTTCGATGGATTTGAATTTTGGAATGGTAGAAGTTGGTTAAATAATAAAACGATGTATAAAAAATTATGTGAATACGATACAGATATTAATACTCTACCTGAATTAAATAAATATCAAAGAAAGTATTTTGAGGTTATAAAATAATGCCACTATATTCTTTTAAAAATAAAAAGACAGGAAAAGAATGGGAAGAGATTTTATCTTTTGCAGAAAGAGAAGAATTATTAAAAGATAAAAATATTGAACAATTAATTACTGCACCCCGATTAAGTTTTATTGAAAGAGCAGAACATAAAGGTAGAGACCAGATGATAAGTGCTGCTCGTCAAGGTATGAGAGAAAGACAAATAGAAGAACAAGTAGGTATTAGAAAGTCTCCTGATTGGTTAAAAGAAAGAACAGAGAGACATTTACAAAAGGTAAGAAATGTTAGTTCCTGAGAAAACAAAACAATTAACAGAAAAGCAAGAAAGCTTTCTAGAAAATTTATTTGGACAAGCGAGAGGCAATCCAAGAGAAGCTGCCAAACTTGCAGGATACGATGAGAATGGATATCAGAAGGTTGTTAAATCTTTAAAACAAGAAATCATCGAAAGAGCAGAAGGTGTACTAGCAACCCATTCACCAAAAGCTGTGATGGGAATGGTTAATGCTTTAGATGATGATGGTAGTGTACCAGGAGCAAACACTAGACTCGAAGCAGCTAAACAAATTTTAGATAGAGTTGGAATATCTAAAACAGAACGCATTGATGTCAATGCAAAAGTCCAACACGGAATATTTATCTTACCACCAAAGAATGTATGAACCTAAAAAGATAAAAGGCACACTAGTTCCTTTTGGATATAAAAAATCAGAAGACGACCCGAAGACAGTTATTCCTATCCCTGAACAACTGGATGTTTTACAAGAAGCAATACAACTACATAAGAAGGGACAGTCTTTACAAAAGTGTGTTGATTATATTTTTTCTAAAACAAAAAGAAAAATAACAAGACAAGGCTTTTATAAAATTGTTAATAAGAATAATATTAAAAAGAAAGCAAGAGAATCTGCAAGAGAACAATTAGATTATCAAAGAGATAGAGTTCTAAAAGCTAAAAGAGAATTAGATAAAGAAAGAAGTAAGCTTCATAATAAAAATAAAAAGATTAGAGATTTAGATATTGTTTTAGAAGGTAAATCTAAAACAGTTATTGATACAAAAGAAATAGAAGAAGCTTCACCGACCATACAAAAAGCTTTTGAAGAAAAAGATATTATCTTTCAAGCTAATGCAGGACCACAATCAGATTTCTTAGCATCATCAGAAAGAGAAGTATTTTATGGTGGAGCAAGAGGTGGTGGTAAATCTTATGCGATGTTAGTTGACCCACTACGCTATTGTGATAAACAACATCATCGAGCATTGTTAATTCGTAGAACAATGCCTGAGTTAAGAGATTTAATTAATCACTCTCAACAATTATATTCCAAAGCATATCCTGGAGCAAAGTGGAGAGAGCAAGAAAAAGAATGGAGATTCCCTTCAGGTGCTAGAATAGAATTTGGATATGCAGAAAATTTAACGGATGCATTACGATATCAGGGACAGTCTTATACTTGGATTGGTATAGATGAATTACCACAGTATCCTACTCCTGATATTTATAACTTCTTACGCTCATCACTTAGAAGTGTAGACCCTGCAATACCTGTCTACATGAGAGCTACAGGCAATCCCGGAAATGTAGGTTCACTATGGGTTAAAGAAATGTTTGTTGACCCTTGTGAAGCAAACCAAAGATTCGAAGTAGAGATACCAACACCGATGGGTATTAAAAGTATATCCAGAAAGTTTATACCTGCAAAGTTACAAGACAATCCTTACTTGATGCAAACAGATGATTACTACGCAATGTTGGCATCATTACCCGAAGTTCAAAAGAAACAATTTTTAGAAGGGGATTGGGATGCATATGAAAGTTCTTCTTTCCCTGAATTTAGTAGACAAGTTCATGTGATAGAGCCTTTTGATATTCCGAGAAACTGGATGAGGTTTAGAGCTGCGGACTGGGGATATAGTTCACCCGCTTGTTGTTTATGGTTTGCAGTAGATTACGATAATAATTTATTTGTATATAGAGAGCTTTATACAAAAAGAAATACCGCCGATATATTTGCAAGAAAAGTTTTAGATATGGAAGACGGTGAATATATTCGATATGGAATATTAGACAGTTCAACTTGGGCAAGACGAGGAGATATAGGTCCAAGTATTGCGGAGACAATGATACAAGAAGGTTGTCGTTGGAGACAATCAGATAGAAGTCCTCGAAGTAGAATAGCAGGTAAAGTAGAAGTCCACAAAAGATTAAGGATAGATGAGGATACAGGATATCCTAGTATGTTTATATTTAACAACTGTTTAAATTTAATTAGAACATTACCCATGCTACCTGTTGATAAAAATAATCCTGAAGATGTAGATACAACTGCTGATGACCATGCCTACGATGCACTAAGATATGGATGTATGAGTAGACCTATTCATCCTGTATCACAAAGAGGCAATGACTTCTTAACATCAACAGAAAGACAAGATTCTGCACCTGCAGATAGTATATTTGGTTATTGAATTGTCTATCAATACTGTTAGCAGTTTCAATGCATTTAGGATTAGAGAACGAATATAACAATGTTCATCCTCATGCTAGATGCACAGTAGATAAAAATATTATTGGTGCATATTACAACAGCGAATATAGATTAAGCTCATATATTGGTAGAGTAAAAAAACATAAAGATTTAGAAATCGAATATGGAATAGTAACAGGATACACAGGAAGTGATATTGTACCCATGTTTAGAATAAAAAAAGATAGATGGTTTATAGCACCTGCATATGAAACAACAGGAAATGCAGGTTTTGTAATTGGAATAGAATTTAATATTAAATGAAATTACCAAAGTTTGTGACAGTAGGACCTTTTACTGTGCAGTTAGTTTGTGTTCCCCACGAATTAATGTATGAGGTATCTGAAGCACAAGGAACATTTGTCGTTAAACCTCCTTATAAAATATATTTAGATAGGGAGATGATAGAAGCAGGTGGTCCAGATGCTGTAAATGTCGTAATACATGAGTTATTACATCTAGGTTTTTATCAGTATCATTTAAAAGAAAAAGAAGAAGAGACAATAGTTAATTCTTACGGGAACTTTTTAACCGAACTCTTGTGCCATTCAGGATTAAAAGAATGGATAAGATTTCACACAAAATAACAATAGGAGAAACAACAATGGCAATCATGAAGCAATATAAGCAGGGTGACTTACCAGAAAATATGTATGGTAATGAAGCATCGAAGCAAGGTGATAGTAAAATTAATGTCGTAAAACCTGGAGCAGGATTACCTGCAGACTATGCAGAAGGCGGCGTTAACAAAGACTTCCCTAAAGAAAATAAAAATAATGTTGACGGAAAAGTATTTTCATTAGCTGACGAAAGAGATTACTAATTTAAATGCCACACGAAAATACAGTAGGC